CCAACTTTGATCTAACTCAAAACTAGTTTTAAACACATCTTTTATACTATCTTCTAAGAATGGCAAATGTTGCACAGATCCACCACTAGTAATAATATTAGCCCATACTTCATTTGTATTATGCTGAATCTTATCTAAATACTTTTCAAGATATTTGTTTTTAACTAAGAAGGATCCTGCACGAGTACGATGTGTATATGCATTAGCCTTATTAGGTTCAATACTAGGAGAAGTACTTAACAGAATACCAGAAGAAGCATTAGGGGCTACTGCTAGTAAATGTGAATGCCTTACCATTAATGGAGCCATATCTGGAGCAGGTCCACGACTATCGGCCAGGGAATTAGATACTTCTTTTGCCTCAGTTTTAATATAGTTAAATATTTCTATATTTAGCTTAGATGCATCATTACTTTCAAAAGGTATCATTCTACTCTGTAGCAAATTATGAAAACCCATTGCACCAACACCAATAGATCTTTCTTGTGTGGCACTGTAAACTGCTCTACTAAGACTATCTGGAGCATTTTCAATAAAATATTCTAGCACATTATCTAACATGGTTACTAGATCTCTAACCATAGAAGTATGTTTCCATTGATCATAATGCTCTAGATTAACAGAGCTTAAACAACATACTGCAGTACGATCTTCATTTGTAGGTAAATGAATCTCATTACAAAGATTACTACCATGCACTTTTAAACCTTTACGTTTTAATTGGGCAGGTAATGCTTCATTAACAGTATCAATGAAGTTAAGGTAAGGCTCACCTGTACGAAAGCGAGTTTCCAATAACTTGATAAATACTTTTCTAGCATCAAGGGATTCGCCTGTTGGTCCTTTCTTTGGATCAACAAGCTCATATGTTCTACCTTCTTTGACAGCCTCCATGAAATTATCAGTGATATTAACAGCGTTATGTAAGTTAAGACATTTACGATTGTTATCACCTGTGGGAACACGAATACTAATAAATTCAAGAATATCAGGATGATCAATATCGAGATATGCAGCATAAGAACCCTTCCTAGTTTTACCCTGCCTATAAGCAGTCATATCAGCATCGATTGTGCTTAAGAAAGGTATAGGCCCAGGAGCAATGTCAGATACACTACGGATGTCAGACCAATGACCTCCGACCCCTCCGCCCATGACGGATAACCAACGAATTTCAGAGCTATGATCAATAAGACCAGCGACAGTATCAGGAACATAAGTTAAAAAGCAAGAAATCGGCATTCCTTTACCTTTACCATTAATATCGGGGGCATTCGATAATACAGGTGAGGCAAACATAAACCATTTGTTTGAGATATAGTCATACAGTCTTTGAGCTAACTCTAAATCTGTTCGACCTTTGAATGTGCTCCAAGCACGACAAGCCCTAGCATAAACTTCTTGTGGAGATTTTTCATTATCTTTTGCATAGAACTCTAGTACCATGTCAAAAGCATAATCTGTTAAAAGTTTATCTTTATCTAAATCAATTTCAATATCGTAGTATTTCATTATTATTTTTGTTATTAAGCGTTAAAGCAAGCACCAGGGCGTAATAGAATTTCTGCTATCATCCCTTCCATCGACTCATCTGAAATACATATAAAGGCAGTAATATCAAACTCTGTAAAACTTTCAAGAGCTGCCTCACATTCCTTACTATTTTCATAGATATACTCGTTATATTTCTTGGTAGAATGATCATATGCAAATACTGAATATCTCATATAGTGAGATCCTCAAAATTATTACTTGCATTAATTAATCTACCTGTATCTTCAATAAATCTATATTCACCCATTGGACCAGTCCTCCCAGTCCATCTATCTTTTAATACCCAAAGCTTACTAGTGTGTCTCTGCACAGGGTCTGCCTCAAGTTTATTTCTACTAATAGCAATCAGTTGAGCACCAATTTGTTTTAAAGAACCAGAACCTTTTAAATCATCATCTGAAGGTACAGCACCTTCTTCAAAAGATTTTTGGTTATTGTTTGTTTTTCTTAAATGGCTAACAACCCCAAGCCATATCCCATGACGCTTGGCTAACTTTAATAGATCTGACATAAGTTTATCTGTAGCCCGATTAACATCATTATCTTCAGCATCTGATACTGCAATAGTAATGTGATCAAGATAAATAAATTTACATCCACTTAAAGCCATGAACTCCATTTTATCAATAAGAGAATCATCTCCCATTGAGCCTTGATGGTCTAAAAACATAATACGTCCAGTACCCATTGTTTCAACCCAAGCAGATTTTTCTTCATCCTCAGTAACTTCAACATCAGGTAATTGAATACGCTTATTTAAGTGTAAAGCCATAATACCTTCAACTGTCTCAGAAACACTTTCTTCTAAAGAACAAATACCAATCTTTTCATTTGTTGTTTGAAGTAAATGGTACTGATCTTCTTTTAGAAAAGAACTCTTACCCATACCAGTACCTGAGCAAAGTACAGTAATAGAACCTAGACATCTACCATAAATCTTTTTATTAAGATCTACAGCAAATTCAGGCCAAGGTACATAGTCAATCTCTGATTCGGCCTTGTATAAATCCCAAGTATCCGCTGAGTTAACAATGCCAACTGGACTCCAAGCTTGAGCATCCCAAACTTGAGATAAGACTGCCATATGACCTTCTTTTAAATAAAGCTCATTAGCATCTTTTAACTTAGTATTCTTAACAATTTTAACTTTGTCAAAACCAATAATCTTAGCAGCACGATCAGCAGCTTCTTTTCCTGGCTCATCATTGTCAAACCAAATAACTACTGAATCAAAACTACGTAACCAATCTCTATTACTCAATAAGATACTAGTTTGACTTGCTGATGGTATAGAAACTACTGGATAAATCTTTTCATATTTATCAAACCAAGCTTGTGATACAGTTAATGCATCAATCTCACCTTCAGTAATTACTAGCTGTTTACCCCCATTACCCGCTTGCATTTGTCCAAAAAGACTTTTAATTTTTCCGACAACTGTAAACTCTTTAGGGAGAATCCGTTTCTTATATCCTGTAATTTCATTAATACCATATGGGTAATAATGTGTATCCACATCACCTTTTTCATTTACTGTAACCCTTATATTAAAGTGCTCTGCAATTTTCTTTGTGATCTTGCGGTCAGCAAAACCTCTTATAGCGTAACTAGAAATTTCTTCTAATGTTTCAGTGCCATAATTTTCCTTCTTAGTTGTCACTAGAGAATCCTTACTTTGATCTGGAAACCAACCACTACATGAAAAACAATATGAGGTTCTATCCTCGTATATCTGTCTAGCATCACTACTACCACAGTCTTCACTTAGGCAAGGTTGATCCTTTACAACTATTTTTCCCATTTTATTTATTTATTACATTGTTAGCTGCGAAACAAGCTGTTGATACAAAACTTAGTGCTATAGAGACTAATAAAAAGTCTGCTGAAGTCCATTGCTCTGTACCTGTTAATAAGTTAACTGATTGTGTTAATACTACAAGCATTGAACAAAAACCAAGTATAAAACCAATTAATTTCATTATTTTAATCCTGCTAATTTATTTAATCTTTTACGATGTCTAAGAGATACTGTTTCAGAAGAGCGCCATTGTACTTTATCAATGAATCTATTATACCAGATATGATTATTAGTTGGAACTTCTACAAAACATTGAGACCATGTTTCTGCCCAACTTAAACCCCCTCTAGTATAATATTGTTCTAATACGTGGAATTCAAAGGAGTCTATGCCATTCTCTTCTATTAGTGCATTGATGTCTTTAGATGAACTAGTATAAACTCTCCAATTGCTTGGTTTGCCTTTATTAAGTTTTCCATTCCCTTTAAACATCTTTTTACCAATATACATCATACCATTCTTTTTATCTTTAATTAAATAAATAAATCCAAAAGCATTTTCATGATCTAGTTGTTCAGTAAATTCCCAGTGCCCATTATCTTTCTTCTTTAATTTGGAAGTGGTCATTTATATAGCGCCAGATGTGGATCAACCTGCCATTGGCAAGTAAATAAGGTTTCCACTGGTCGCCATATTGTTGTTTGTAAGCATTTATTACTGCTGCCTTTCTTTTATTATTATTATCACAGCCCTCTAAAATCTTTAAAGCCTTTACTGGCCCGATTTTAGGTAGTCCAGGAATATTATCTACTGCATCACCCATTAGAATTTGTTTCCAATAGTGGATATCAGCTGATTCCTCATCTACTTCATAATGTTCATCTTTTCCTGGTTTAAAATGTTTACCAGGAATACAATCTAGATCTTTGTCTATTGTACACACTACAAATGGATCGTTATCCCTAGTTGCTTCTACCGCCCAAATTCGAATTAAGTCATCTGCCTCAAATCCGTGAGCAACTACAGCATTAGGATGATTACAAAACCATTCTTTAAGCTCATCAAAATATTCAGCTCTATTTTTCTTAGATGCTAACCTAGATGCACTTCTTTTATATTCTTTAAAAAATTCTTCTCTCCAATTATTTAGACCCCCAATTGCAATGAGATAATCAGTGCAAAAGGTGTTTTCAATAACTTCTTGAAGAACTATGTCTAATTTAATCTTAGCTTCTTCTACGTTTTCAGTATCCCAAATAGCCTGATATAGTAGAACGTCTCCGTCTACTAATGCTATCATACTGGGTAGGTTACTTTCTCAAAGCCATATTTCTTAACTCGAGCTAATAGTTTCTTGCCAACTTTATTACGAACTTTATACTTAATAATTGTAGGGCGATCTACAAAGCTAAGATATAAATACTTATCGCCACGAGGATAAGTATATGTTGCCGATGGAACTCTGTATACTAATGCTTTTTTCATTTTTGCTGTACTCTTATATTACTGTGAATTAATGTTAAAATACCTGAATCGGTTTTATATCTGTCTGAGAATATTACTCTCTCAATACCAGATTGGATTAGTAGTAGTGAACAATTGTCGCATGGAGCAGTTGTCACATATACTGTTGAACCCTTTAAACTCAAACCCTCTGCAGCAGCCTTAGAGACTAAATTTGCTTCAGCATGAATTACATAGGATAGTGTTTTATTATAATCATCTTCACATTTATTAGGAAAACCTGTAGGAGTTCCATTAAACCCAAAGCTGAGAATATTATTATTTTTTACTGCAATAGCACCAACCTTACGCTTCTCAGCATGAGACATTAGTGCTATTCTTTTAGCAAGATCTAAATACAGGGAATCGTAGCGATCTTCTTTTGTAACCATGAAGGTGCATCTCTATTTGTATATCGCATTAAATTTAATTTTTCAGTTAAATAATAATTTCGATATGATTCAACTGTATCATTTAACTTACAATGATCTGGCATGGCTAAGGGAGGATCTTGCCAATCTTCTGCTTTAATGTCCCTTGGAAAACTAGAAAGTGTACCTGAATGATCTAAAATAGTTTTATGTACTTTTCCAAATCGGTGAGTATACTCTTTACCAAGTTCTTCCATAAGAATATAAAGCCACATATAATGCTTAATACTACTACGAACCCAAACAGCAGAAGGATGATTGTCATGTGTCTTTTTGTAAGGCCCACCATCACCAACTAGATGATGGGCGGTAGATAATAACTGTGCTGACTCAAGAATCATTTTTACTACATGAGAATCATAGTGAGCCTTAGCACATTCTGTTTGGTTTTTGTCTAAATAAAAAATGTTCATGATTCGTGTATGTGTGTAAATTCAGGGTATTTAGCTTTAATTTTAGCTATATACTTTGGATCATCATTCTTTCTAATTAAATGAACTTTGAATTCTTTACTAATGTCAAACTCTACACTAGTGTCTAATTCATAATCTTCCGAATTAGTTAAATAATCCCAATAATAACCACGAGTATAAGAAGCTTTAGACAAACTTCCATGAAATGTGTTTAACATCTCAATTGGTTGTCTATCACATAATACAATTTGAATTGGCATAAAACAATTTTTTACGTTTAATACACCAACAACTCCATTATCTAAACTATGTGTATAATAAGAATTATTTGTTACATCTTCTAATTCATCAGCTTGAA